CATTCCTTACCATCTGGACTTGCTAAATATATTTTAGAATACGGCATTTATATTTATAATGATAAATTAATTTTATTAACTCAACTCATCAATTAAATTAAATTCTTTCTGACAACCTAGGCAGTATTTTAATTTATATAAAAAATATTGTTCGTTTATGGTTGATTTACTACATTTTAATAAATGTTTATCAAAAATTCGTTTAAGATGTCTTATATCATTCATATCATATATCTTTACTTTCTCTTCAGGAATAAATAAATTACATAATCCACATATGTAAGCATCACAACAATCACAACTAATAAGATTATAATTTATATTAGTTTGTTTTCTTAATTCATAAATTAAAGCCATTTATATTTTAATAATAAATTAATTTTATCTTGGAAACTTAATTTTTGTTGAATGTGCTTTTAATGGTAATATAGAACCTCCTAAATTTTTACTTTTAAAAATATCTAAAGCACTAATAGGGTCAAATGTAGAACGAAAATTAGTTTCATTAGGACTACTTGTTTTAAAGATACGAGATTGAAATAGATTAGATGGTTTATTATATGTATATACTTTATTCGCTAAATTAGAAACATATGACGATTTGCTTGCACCTCTTGAATGGCCAAATACATCAGGTTTATTATCATATTTTTCTGTAACTTGTTTTGTAACTTTTTGTGCCTTTTTAAATTCAGGGTCAAATCTTTCTAGTCCAAATGCTAGTAGAGGATTTCGTAACCATTCATTAGCATCAGTAGTCCCTTTAAACACAATTTTAGGTTTCATGGTTTCAGGGTCGTAAAATACTTTTTGTTTTTTATTACTTAATTCTTCATCAAAAACATAACCTTTATTTTCTAATTGCTCTTTTGCTACTGGGTTACTTTCATATGACGCATTTAAAATTGTTTTTAAATCTCCCACATTTTTATAAGTATCTTCCATATACTAAGTAAATAATTTATAATTTTAACCATTTTTTATAAACATTTTTCATCTTGTATTTATCATAATTTGTATTTGTAGATTTATATATATTAGCGTGTCGTAAATCACATATCATTAGAAACTTTCTAAATTGTAAGTTAGGATGATTTAAACCACAAATTTTTGGATATTCTATTAAAAAATAATTTTTATACATATCTAAAATAGTAAAATTAATCATATCATTAGCATAATTATATACAAGATGATTAGCATTAATTAAGTTTATCATTCGTTTATACATTATTTTATCTAAATCATATTCTTTGGTTTCTATCTGTTTTCTAACATATATGAAAGGGTCAGCATATTCGTAAATTACTTTCATTATATCACTTGGTAACGCTAAACTATTATTAAGATTTTTCGCTAAATAATTCATATATATATACTAAGTCCATAAAATTAAATTCGCTAACTTACCTTTAATATTATTATCGTTTTTATGGCGTATATTATATAATCGCCTTCTATTATCAGCATATTCTTTTGTTTTTGTATTCAAATATGTAGGATAATCTTTATAACCTAAAGCACCTATAGATGTAATAAAACCTTTTTTATTGAATACATCTATTTTATGTTTACCATCATTACTAGGTTTAATTATTAAATTATTTTTTTTCGCTATATTTTTGCTTCTTGTAGTAATATCATACATATACTAACTAAATATTATATATATAATTAGTAACATTTTATATATTAGTTTTATCTTTAATATTATATTATACATATATTGTATATATGGAAAATAATATGAAGTTAGTAGTTAAGGAAAAAGAGAAACCTAAAGTAACCTACAAAGAAGTCAAGCGAAAAATGAAAAAACTTACATTAACACAAAAGAATAGAATTAAGGAAGATAAAAAAGAACAAAAAGCGAAAGCGAAAGCAGAAAAGCAAAAAATTAGTCAAAGAGTAAAAATAAATATTAACATACCATCATCTGTAAATAAATCAGGACAACAAACGCCTATTATAAATCCACTAAATCAATCATATGCTAACGCCAGTCCCCTTGTGAGAGAACAAATTAGTTTATTAAATTCTATCAATGAACAATTAAAAAATAAAAATAAACCAGAGTCAATTAATGATATGTTTAAAATACCAGTAAAAAAATCAATAGACACACAGACAGAACCTATAGTAAATCGTGTTATAGAAACACAGACAGAAATGCCACAGCAATTTAGTCAAGGTTCTCAAACTAGAGTAAAACAAAGAGAACAAGGAACCGAATATGAACCTACTCAGCAATATAGTCAAGGTTCTCAAACTAGAGTAAAACAAAGAGAACAAGGAACCGAATATGAACCTACAAAACAATTTAGTCAAGGCACTGGAACACAGGATGATGATGATGATGAATATTTCAATCAAGGAATGGCAGATATACATAATGAATTACAACAAAGATTAGCAAATACAGGATTACCACCACAATTTAGTCCAAAAGTTGAAACACCTATACCCATAATAAAAGAACCTAGCATATCTATAATATCAAAACCTGAAGAAACTACTAATGAGAATATTTTAGAAAAAGTAACACGAAAAGGACGTCCTAAAATAACAGATGAAGAAAAGAAACAAAGAGCAGAAGAAAGAGCAAGAGAAAAAGAAATTGAAAGACAAATTGACGAAGCAGAAGCACGATTAGTAGAAGAAACAGGCATGCAAAGAAGAGCAAGAGAAAGAGCTCAGGTTGAAGAACAATTTCAAATAGATTTAAAAGAAGCAGAAAAAGGATTAGCAGAGGAGATGGCATTAAGAAAAAAAATGAATGATGAAGAAATAGCAAATACCCCCGCATTGATACGCAAATATAAATTAGAAGCATTATTAAGAGAACAACAAGGATTAAGACAACAAGTAGAAAACGAACGACTTAGGTTAGAAGCATTAAGACGAGAGAATGAAAAAGATAGAGAACTAAGAAGAAAAAAATATGAAGAATACCAAGCATTAGAAAAACAAAAAGTATTAAATGAAAAAGTTGGAAAAGATATTAGACACAAGGGTGAAAATGTAAGTGAAAGAGTAAAAGAAATTGAAGCGAGAAAAAAAGCAAACGAAGAAGATAATAGAAAAGCAGAGCAAAAGAAAGAAAAAGAACAAATTAAAAAAGTTGAAGCAGAATATAAACGACAGCAAAAAGAACAACAAAAAGCATTAGAAAAAGAAGTAAAGCAAAAGCAAAAAGAAATGGAATTAAGACGAAACGCTTAAATAGTTTATTTAGCAAAAATTATAATTTTAACCTGTTAATATATGATTAAAATTATTAAAAACGAAATACCTAAAATGAAACAACCCAAAATGAATGTAGACAATATTTTACACGAAAAATTAAATAATTATCCTCTGTTAAGCACTCTAAATAAAAGTTTTATTTTAGCACTTATAGGAAAAGCAGGATCAGGCAAGTCACACTTTCTAATTTCTATGTTGAAATCTAAACCCTTAATGAATAAGGTTTTTGAAAATATTATAATATTTATTCCTCCATCGAGTAGATCGTCAATAGCAGGTGACTTTTGGGATGAAAATCTACCAGAAGAAAATATTTATGACGAACTTACTTTAGAAAATTTAATGGAAGCGTATGAAAAATGTAAAGATAATGCTAAAGATGGTTACAAGTCTTTAATAATATTTGATGATGTCCAAAAGGATTTCAAGGGTGAATGTGAAAAACTTTTACAAAATATTTGTAACAATAGACGACACGATAGAATCTCAATTATTTTTGCGGTTCAATCTTATAAAGCATTATCTAAAACAGCACGTAATGCATTAACTAATCTAATTATTTTTAAAGTAAATAAATCACAGATGAAAGATATTTTTGATGAGCAAATTGAAACGATGAAGGAAAAGTTTGATGAGATTTTAAATATGGCTTATAAAAAACCTCACGAGTTTTTAGCCATCGATACTGGAACACAACGATGCTTTAATAATTGGGATGAAGTGGTTATAGAATAATTATCTAAACTTAAATATATATGCCTTTCTTTAAGAAACTTTCGGGTAATATTGCTTCAACTTTGAAAAAAGCATCAGGTGGTTTAGATACAGGTTTAAGAAAAATTGGAAATACAGCAGGTTCTGTAGCAGGTTATATAGATAAGGCAAGTCCTTATTTATCTATGATTGATCCTGAAATTGGAGCAGGAGCTTCACAATTATCTCAAGGATTAAGACAAGGGCAAAGTTCTATAAAAGATGTAAGAGGAATTAACAACTCACTTAGAAGCGGAAATATTTCAGGGGCTATACAAAAAGCAAAAGATATTTCAGGACAATCTCAACCATCTATTTCTTTCGCCTAATAATTTTTTTATTTTATAAATGTATAGTATAATGATTTATAAAATAATTCTAGATAGTTATGATGGTAATAGTTATTCAGGTGACCAATACAAAGCCCACTATTTTATCAACACAAATGAATTTATTAGAAACCCAGCAGACTTAGATAAAGAGTATATAATGGATGTTCAAATTACCTCCGTATCTAGTTTATCAACAGAATCAGGTTTTAATCCTACAATTCTATACGGATACAACTTGGATTTAGGAAAAAATACTAACGCATATCAATTCAATAATACACATCTAAATTGTTCTGGAATTTTGAGATTTGAAAATAATGTATCTACTTATAGTTCAGTTACTGCTGGAGGAAATACTGCTTACATCAGTCCATTAAATATTAAGGTAGATGATAAAAATTTTTATATTGGAACTTTAAGAAATATTAATTATATTAACTTTCAAGTTTCATCTACTTTTGATAATACGCAATTCGTTTCAGCAGATAATACAAAATCACGATATAATATTGTTTTAACATTTAGGGAATATCATAAAAAATAAATTATAACTATAATGTAGATGAATAATTATAATTTTACGCAGTCTTTAGACGGATTAAACAACATAGAAGCAGATAATATAAACACATCTAATTTAAATGTCGGTTCTTTAATAGTAGATTCAGCAGAAATAACAACATTAAGCGATTGTAATTTAGTAAATTGCACCGCAGAAACGCCATTAAATCCAACATCCGTAGTCAATAAAACATATGTAGATAATAATTTTGTTTATAAAACAGGTTCAGTAACAGAAGATATAACTGGATTAAAAACTTTTACAGATAACCTTACTGCTCCTAATATTTTTTGTAATACCGCATTATATTTTAGAGATATTGATTTAACTGTAAAAAAAGCATTAATATTTCATCAAGCTGATATTGTGTATTTTGATACACTAACTATTTATGATAATTATTGGAAGTTTAAATGTTTTAATATTGACCAAGTAGTTATAAGTCAATTGAGTTCAACATTTAATAATAAATTAATTTCATTAGCACAGGCAAGATTTGAGAATTTTACACCAACTTGCTTGGTTTCAACTCCTACACAAATTAACCATTTAACTCGTAAAGATTATGTAGATAATAATTTCGTTTATAAGACTGGTTCAATAACAGAAAATATAGATGGATTAAAAACATTTACAAACAATACAACATTTAACGCACAAGCAACATTTAATAATTTTACTCCTATTTGTAGCGTATCAGTCCCAACAGCAAACAATCATCTAACTCGTAAGGATTATGTAGATAGCAATTTTGTTTATAAGACTGGTTCCGTAGTGGAGACAATTACTGGAGCAAAAACTTTCAGTAATTCAACAGGATTTAGCGGTAGTATAAATGTAACTGGAAATGTTAATTGTAGTGGAAATGTAACTGCTACTCTTATATTATCAGCAAATACAATTGACGCAAGAAATCCAAGCGTAAATACTCCAAGAACATTATTTACAAATTTAACAACTCCATCAACGATAACAATAGGAAGTATTAATACACCAATTACAATTAATTCAACATCCGTATCAATAAATGGGGCCACAACCATAGCGAATAATTTTATATCAAGTTCGCAAGCAACTTTTAATAATTTTACTCCAATAAGTAATGTAGCAACTCCAACAGCAAACAATCATCTAACTCGTAAGGATTATGTTGATAATAATTTTGTAGATAAAACAACAAACCAAACCATAGGAGGAGATAAAACATTTAATGGAAATGCTACTTATAATGGGAGTGGGTTATTTTGTAATTGCCCAGGTCAATTTTACAATTTAGTTCATTTAAGAAGTTATACGCGTGTGTATGATATAGCTAGTCCATTTACTAATTATACGAAATTATATACAAGTGGAAATAATTTCTTTGTTTATCCAGAATTTACCAGTAGCACAATTCAATTATTTTGTAGAAATTCGGCAAATAATGAAGTTCAATCTTTTAGTTCGGCCGCAATAGCCAATACATCATATGTTCCATTTATAGCATCAAGCACATCAACCTTTAACGGACAAGCATCATTTAATAATAGTTGTCCTATTTCAACTACTAATGCTACAATATCAACCCACCTAACAACTTTAGGATTTAATGATGGTAAATATGTAGATTTTGCGTCAGTTCAATCCATATCAGGAATAAAAACATTTCTGTCTGCGGTATATTTAAAAAATGAAATGAGAATATATGATATAATAAGTCCATTTACTA